TGCAATTTCTTCGTAGACAAAAAGGCGGCCTGCCCCCGTCCCATCAATATGAAAGTGCGCAAGCTTGTCGCCGCCTGCCGTAGCAATGCTTAGTGCGCCATATTCGTTGTCTGTATGGCCCGTAGGAGCCTTCATCAATACGAATTGAGCTTGGCCCTGGTTGGGGCGATCTAGTTCTGCTTGGGCCGCTAGATTTGCTTGTGTTACGCCCGTATGGCCAGTATTCCGATTTATTTGAATCCAAGTAACGCCATCTTCAGAATAATAAATACTGGTGCCTGCACAGACTACAACACCCAAAGCATACGGAAAGATTCCAAGAATTGCTGTGTTATTTTCGGGGCGCGTAGCACTGGCGCTTCCATACAGCGTAAAGCCGTTGATGCGGCGATAACCACCATCCGGGTCAACTTCAAAGTTCCGAAGCCTCGTAGCCAACCCAGGCTGACTAAGCATCTCAAGTTCGTTGAGATTAGTGTTTAGTCCGCCTTTGCATGATATACCAAAAGGTTGTGACATTAAACAAACCTTACTCGGTCATCCTTCATGTAATCGGGCGCAGGCTCCATCAAGTTGGATTTCATGAGTCGTAAACCGCGCCGATAGTCCTCAAGGGCAAAGGCAGCCGCCTGAGAGTTTTCTTTGAATTGATGAATGTAGTAACGGGCCCGTGCAAGCAGCACAGGCTTATAAATATTTGGAATAACAATCTGGTCAGAATATAACTCAAGTTCGGTCGGAAGAGCGTATGCATAAAACCAAACCCGATAGGTGTCGTCGGGAATAGGACTCAAACCAAACTTACGGTTGTCGGGGCTTTTAAAGACTCGTCGCGGCTCGCCCCAGTTCTGAGAGGTTGCGTCGTCGTTGTTTTCTTCTGCCCTGTGGAAGTCTTTGAATTCTTCAATAGTGATGTAGCGTAGATTACGGCTGGTGTAGGGTTCTGATGCCCCACTCACACCAATGGTAGTAATGTAGAAATTGTCCCAGTCAACGTAGCCATAGTCGGTCGTTAAACTCGTAGAACCAGTCTTAAGGGTATACCAGCGGGTACCAGCCGTAGTTTCAACGTAAACATTACCATAATAAGGATCGGTATCGCCGCTAGCTGCAACGGCCAGAAAGGGCCACTGAGGCTCTTCGTTAACAATGTCAAGGTAAGCGCGATTAACGCAGTCCTTAACGTGCTGTTGAATGCCAATGGCGCCTGTAAAAGTTGCAGAAGTCAACGAGACTTCGTTCAACTCCCGAAGCAATTCATTGGTTAGTTGCAGATAGGTAGCGGCCATAGTAATCTCTAGTTAGGCATGCACTTGGGCATAACTTCTTTGTATTCGGGCTGCGAGCCTTTCATCATGCCGCCCATAGCTTTCTTGGCACGGTGGGCTTTGCCACCACACATCATGCCTTTCTTTTTATTTTTGTACATCATCTTTTTTAGCTCCAAAGATTCGGTCCCAGCCTTCAGCATACTTTTCGGCATCACCACGAGGCGGTTTGCCTACTTGCTTATCTCGGACCTTAAGTCTAAACGGTTTGTTTGGAGTTCCTACTAGCATAATTACCTCTACTTAAAACTCCGGGGGCCGTTAAGCCCCCAGAGAACTAGTGCTAGTTTTTAGTCGATGACGTAGTAACCACCGATCAGAGCCTCGGGCCGAAGCACCTTGGCACCGTACACATGGAGGCCACGCACGATGTCGCCAAAGCTGGACGGATCGCGGATGACTTCGGTGCTGGTGATGGTCTGAGCCGTAGCCACGGCGCTGATGTGACCAGCCATGAGGAAGCCCGTTGCGTTGCTGGTAGCAGGCAGGTTGTTGGACTTGTACATGCTGAAGCCACGGAGCTTGCCGGAGCTAACGAGACCGTTGCGGATGGAGCCTTGGCCAGCGTTGTAGTCCACGGACAGGAGCTTGGAGGAGCTTTGCGAAAGCTGCTCGTAGAAGTCCGGGGAAGCAACAACCCAGCGGCCTTCTTCCGGCACGTTCTGTGCGTCGAGGAGGCGAGCCATGCGGGCCAGAACATCCAGCGGGTCGGTTTCACCAACGCCCAGGTCGATAGCGCCAGCGCCGTCGTAGGCACCTGCACTCAGAGCCGTAGCGCTGTCAGCACCCAGGGTGTGGTCGGGAGCAGAAGCCGCGAGACCAGCTTGCATCTTGGCAATGACGCCAGCATCGAATGCATCACGCAGAGCGTAAGCAGCGGAGCTAGAAGCCACTTCCTTGAAGTTCACATGGGACATGGAGGTTTCGATGTCGTCCACGATGAACTTGAAGGCGTTTGCCGTGTCAACAACCAGGGTGATCTCTTGGTCGGTGAGTTTGGTCTGGGCCACATCTTGACCACGCTCGTACTGGTACACGGTGATCGTCGGCTCTTTGATGATGCGAACGCTATCACCGAAAGCCGTGATTTCCCCTGCGTAGTCCGTGTTGGTGATTGCTTCAGCAACGGATGCCTTACGGAAGAAGTTAAGAACCTTCTTGCTGTAAACGGCAGGCAGGAAGAAAGAGTTGGTCTGACCCGAGACCGAGTTTGCAAAGTTCGCATCGGTATCGGTAGCCGGTTCAAAGTATTGGTCAGAAACGTTATAAGCCATGATAGACTCCTAAAATAAAGACAAAAGGTGTGTTAAGGTGCCACCCTGCCTTCACGAATCGCAAGATCAATTTCTTGTTCAAATCGATCATAGTCATCAATGGACAAGGAAGCAATTTCCCGCTGAGTCCAAATCTTCGGTTGCTTTGAGTCAACACTCGTCGTTTTAGTCGAAACAAAATCTGCAGCAGAAGACTTGGCAGATTGTGAACGATTCGACTTAGGCTTTGGAGCATTAATGTTTAGACCATTCTCCATCTTATAAAGATCGATAGCACGGCTTGCAAGAGTAACATTGTCTGGGTTGTTATAAATCCAACGCTGAATTTCTTCAGGTTGTTCTTTGGCCCAGCCATGAAACCGCTCGTCGCCGCGAATGTCCTCAAAGTCCGGGTGGCGTTCGCGTAGCTTTGCTTCTGCGTCGCGTCGTGCAAGTTCTGATTCACGCGCTTCAATTGCTTGGAGCTTTTGTTGAAGGGCGTTTACTTGCTCTTGGCTGCGCATGTGCGCTACGGTTTCCACCGTTTCATACAAGTCAGGATATTTGGATTTAAACTCTGCTAGGTCTTCGGCGCTGCGAGGCGGCTGGTATTGAGGTTGTGCCGATTGCGCTTGAGCTAGAAGTTCCTGTTCGCGTTGTTTAAATTCAGCAATCTTGTCGTCGTAATGCTTTTTGAGGTCGTCATACCGCTTTTTATAATTGGCGCGTGGTCGCTGCTCTTGTTTGGTTTGAGGGGTCTCAGAAGCTTCTTCAGCTTCTTCTTGAGTGGCCTCGGTTTCAAAGAACAGGGAATCCGCACTTGCTTGCGCCGGTCGGTCAGGCGTGTGCCATTCTTTACGGGCGTTGTACGGATTAGCTTTACGCTCCTCTACTTCAGTCATCATTCACTCTCCTTTTGGGGCTTGTTTTGTCTTCAAGGTAGCCGTATTAGTCGCGTTTCTAACACAGGGCTTGAACTTACAAGGTGGCCTCAAGGTCAATTAAATTTTAAGTGATAAGGGGGGATTACTCCGTGGCCTTATCGGGTCATTAGGCTCGGCATGCGGTTAGCGGCCAACATCTGCTTCTTCAATTCTTCTTCGGACATTTCACCCATTTGAGAACCAGAATCTTGGGTTGGGTCGTTAACAACACCGCCGATTGCCTTACGCATCAAGCCGCCGTCATAGGCCCGCTCTGCATCATCCATCATAGTTTGCAGATTATCGGCACCAATTTGATCGGTAGCTTTTTTGGTGAATACAAATTCACCGTCCGAAAGCCGTGCGGGAATGGAGTCGGACGTTCCATCTCCAGGGCCTTCTACTTTGCCAGCGCCAGAAAACTCTGACGAGGCTAAGATTACTTTGTCGAAGATAATGCTTAGGCGATCATCAGCCTCAAGAGCATCCATCAAATAATCCATTTCGGATTCTTCAAGGCTTTCGCCCAAAACAAACTCGACAAAATCATCTTCCATTTCGTCGTCGGGCAACTGCGAATCCATAACATCCTGCATATCTTCTTCGGGGATGTTGGAGTAGGTATCCTCAGGGACACCTTGCATTTCTACGGGAACCAGTAGCGCCCCTTCCATGTCTTTAACCATTGTTAGATTCCTTACGCGCCACGTTTACAATGTCTTTAAGTTTAAGAAGGTTGTCCAGAGAATTCACCTTCCCCTGGCGCCGGTACACTTCCAGTTCCGATGTTGCCACCACCAGTCCCTGTAGCTCCAAGTTCCGTTGATACGCC